GCAAGTTCTAAAAACTCATTTGTTCCTCTTTCGACAAGTTTATATTGCATTTTTGGTTTCATATATTTATTAATTAAATCCAACTAAAATATCTTCGTTGTTAGATGTTTGTATGTTATTGAATCTTTCAGCCTCTGCTTTAAGAATATTGTTCCGAGTGAAATTACTTCCACAGATAGCGCATGGCAAGCAATTATTTTGACCAGTTGTAAATGGAATTGCCGAGTAAATAGGAACCACTGGATCATCTCCAAATGGGGAAATGAACTTATTTGGAAAGTTAGTTGTTTCTAGCCTTGCTGTTGTGATCGATGGCATAACTTAACAGGGGTTTTGAGCTTTAAATTGCTGCGCTGCTGCTGTTGCTGCTTGTAATGCCAAAACCCCAGCCTCTTCTTCTGCGTGTTCAAATGAAATGTACGAAAGAAATGATGCCGATGCTGTGGCTGAAATAGATTTCAATGGATTCGCATTACAATTTAATGTTGCAGTTTTAAATACCTTGGCAGTCCATGATCTATCATTTGCGGATTGTTGCTCATAAGGATTAGGAAGCAAGTCAATCGATAATATTTCACCATTTTGTGAAACAACACACGATTGAACCTCGTCTCCTTGTGGTGAACCAGTAGATTTCTCCATCCACGGATCCATAAAAATACGAATAACATCAACTCCTAACTCTCCGCACCATTCGATGAGTAGTGAAAATGCCTTATCAACATCATCCGTAAGACGTGACTCGCAAGTGGATGTTAATGAATCACGTTGAGCAGATTCTGTTATCAATCTTCGATATTGAGTGTTAAGCAATCCAAGGTTTCTTACTTGAGTTTCATATGGGGTGTTGTCCCACTGGTAATTATCTGTAACAGCAAGCAATCTTTTTTTAAGAATGGAATTATAATTTCCCTTACTGCCCTTGTATGATACTTGGACATCAACAGTTCCACCAATTTGAGCGCATTCTATTTCTCCATATTTAAACTGCTTTAAATCCATTTCATCACCTAAAAGTGGAGTTTCAAATTGAGAATAAATTCTATTGTAAAGTGTGGTTGTGGTTTTGTCTGGATTTATTTGCAAGTAAGAATCAACTCTCTCTTGTTGGAATGATTCCCATAAATGATTATAAGACCCATCGTTTGTAGCGGAGTAATCAACACTAAAGTGGAAGCACCTAGATTGACCATCAATGACTCCAGAAGTCCATTCAACAGGACGTGTACCCGTCCAAACCCCGCACCATGCTGGGAATCTGCTTTCTCCATTTCCCCATTCAGATGCAGCAGCGTAATCCAATACCATTGTATCGGAATTCAATGTTTGCATAAATGGAACCGAATAAAGCAAGTAATTCTCAAAACCAATAGCGCAAATTTTAGTTGCATCAGACACTATCAGTCTCTTTGTCCTTGCCATTTCTAAATCTTTGGAGAGAACTTGAGATGACAGATATGCAGTAGCAGCAGGATCCGTTGTTATTAGGCCGTTCTGAGAGTACCACCACATTTGACCCGCTTGGAATGCGATTGATTTTCCAGCAATGCATCCAACAGATGGGTAAAGTGTCGATTGAAAATTTTCAGTAGTTACCCATTGTGTTCGATCAAATACATTTGATTTAAGTTGAAATGTAGACCTATCAGTAAACACAATTAAACGTGTTGATGTATCTTGACCCACATAACTTACCATCCCTGTAATCGGACGCGAAAAACTAAAATCACCACGGGAAGTGCCTGTTGCACGTTCTTTAAATGACGTAGGATCCCCTAAATCCGATGCCAATACAATGTTTTTATTGGCAATCCACATTCTATTTCCAGAGTATGCCATCCAATAGCCTACTGGAATTGTCGATGTTTGCGTTCCAACCTTATCAGAGCCATCCCAAAATGCAGGATATGAAATTCCATCTTGGATCATAACGATTCTATGAGATGGTGTTGAAAACTCTTGTGATCCTGTTGTCAAATTTGCTGATCGAGTTGCCAATGTAAACACAAACTGATCAACACTAGATGACATTTTTATGTTTTTAAGACGATAATCTTCCCAGTTGTTTGGCTGGACTAGCGGAAATGGAGAGTAGTAGACGTTCCCATTCACGGCAAATACCATGTAATTTAATTCATCAGCAATAATTCCGTTTCCATTAACATCAAAAATTTTTGCGGGAGTAATTGTAATTACACCATTGCGATTTTGCGTCAAAGATGCTTCTTTTTGCTTATTCGATGAAAATAGAATTCCACCTTGGAAGTTTCCAGCAGGGAGAGAAAGGTGCATTTTATGCCCCGGTCTGGTTTGAACCAATCCACCTCGGACAGTTACATTTACTCCCCATTTAAACTGATTGTCTGGCAATAACCACGGATTTCTAACAGAATTGACACCCTGTATCCATCCACTGGATATCTTGGACATCCGACCTGATGTAATATTCTCACTTTTCATGCTAGAACATTACTGGATCTGACCCATCACCATAGGTCAAACCATTCACCTGTGGAGGAACAAAAGCATGACCATCTTGGTGTTCTTGCTGGTTTTTCAGGTAGGCCAAAGAAAAGCCCCAGTAACGTAATGCCTGTTCAGCAAAGTCCTTGTCCTCAAGATCACAAGCGTGTACGGCAGTGATGATTGCGCGTGTATGCTCAATCGGAATGAAATCATACTTGCTAGTAATCACTGGAGGTTTAATGCGGTAGGCAATTCTTGCCCACGCGCATGGTTTGCCAATGCGAATCCTTCTGTACTGAGGATTAACCTCTGTAGGATGGTATTGACCAATCAGGGTCAAATCATTGCTGCGTCCGTAATCCATAGCATAAAGACTCACAAACCCGTCTGTGAGGGGTTTCTGAATGTTGGCAACACTCTTAACTAGGACTGGATCCTCAATGGCATCAACAAAGAATTTGCTGTCTGTAGAAAGACCACTGGTCAAAAATGAAATCCTGCCAGTTGTGCTAGTTAGATTTTGAGATTGTGACTTGGTAGTGTACAATTCAAACTCATCGTTGTCGATACGACGAACGAAATATGTCGTTCCTGCCACAAGACCAGATGGAAGTACATCACCTGAATCGGCTCGTACAGTCACCGATTGACCCGTAGTGTAAAACGAAGCGTCAGCAATGATGCTTGTGGATGGGGATGCCGTGAATGTTCGTTGAATATCGAGCGATAATTGACCAGTTCCGGGGGTTGTAATCGGAACCAGAACTGATGCAGAATACACATTAACACTATCTCCAATCACCCTAACTTGGTAATCCGTTCCAGCAACCAAAGGAGATGGTAAAACTCCGCTTGTTGAAAACTTCACAGTCTCATTTTCCTGCAAAAATTGCACGGAAGATGGCTGGATTAGATTGTTGTATGGAAGCGGAGATACAGAGAATCGTTTTGCGTAGTACGATTGACCAGTTCCGAATGATACCACATTAATTTGACCAGTTGTTCCACCAGCAATGGCATCTACCGATGATGTATATGCTGTAGCAACTGACGTAGATGATACATTCAGATATGCAGGAGTTGCTCCGTTGTCAATTGCTGGACTAGTTGTAGGCAGCAGATAATCAGTTCCCCAATAAATAGTGGATGGTGTGGTTAGATTAGTAAAATCACCTAACCACTTGTTCGTAAATGCAACTCCAAATGCGCGAGAAAGAACCACATAAAAACTTCCAGTTGGAGAAGATGTAACATTTAACCTACTAAAATCAGCATTTTTAACTGTAAATGTTCCAGTCGCTGAATTTAATGGTGCTTCCGCTCGATACGAGGTTCCAGAAACCAATGGATTTGGCATTGTTCCCGTCGATGAAAACTGAATAAAGACCCCTGTAGATGGAGTGATTATTACATTAGGAGCAGATGTATAACCAGATCCATTAGTTACAACTGTCAAACTCGTTACTTCTCCAGAAGATACATTAATTCCAGTTGCCGTTGTTGCAGGGGTTGGTGTTATCGCTAAAACAGAGTAATCAAATGTGGTTGCTGTTTTACTATCGATTGTGGATACAATTCCACTAATAGGGGTTGCTGTTATTGGGGTAGTGGAAGGAACTACAATTTGGAAAGTATCAGATCCAATAACAAACACACTCCATGTTGCATTGTATACTATGGAAGTTAAAGTGCATCCACTAATCGTTGCTCTATCTCCTGTAACATAATTGTGTGGGCCTGTGGTTGTGACAGTCGCTAGAGTAGCTGTTGCAGATGCCTTTGTAATACTTGTAACATTTGTTGGAATTTTGGGAACTTGAATTTGCTTGTCTCCATTATAATCGGATTCCAATGCTCCTGTAATTGTTACTGTTTGACCTGATCTAAATCCATGCGGAGATATGGTTGTTGCAGTAGCAAGTGTTGGTGATGGTTTTGCTATTCCAGTAACAACTAAATTGGTTGTATTTACATTTGCAGTCGCGGTTGCTCCAGTTCCACCACCACCAGTTATTTCTACTTGCGGTGGGTTTTGGTATTTATTTCCCCCTGAAATTTGACTAAATCCAGCAACAAATGACGTTTGTATCGTTGCTATTGCAACCGCTTGAGTTCCAGACTTTAGTTGTGCTTTAATAAATTGACCAACTGGTGGAACTGCTGGAGCAGTAAATACTTCTATATTGCTTCCAGTTGGAAGTGATGTGCTTGCCGTTGCAAAAGAAAATGTAAATGGAACAACAGTTGTGACTGCTGTAACTGTTCTAATTCCATTGTAACCAGATTCATTAACTCCTGTGATTTGAACTATATCACCGATGCTTAATCCATGTGCTGCTGCTGTTGTTGCTACAACAGTGGTTGCTGTTGGTGTTGCTTTTGTTATGGCAGTTATTGCAATCGTATTTCCAATTTCAGCAGATAACTCAAAAGTGAAACTATCAGAACCCGTCTGTGTAACGCTAAAATCACCATTATATGAGGCTGGATATGTCGCGCTATTGCTTATGCTTACAAAATCTCCAGTTCTATAATTGTGAGGAATAGATGTTTTTGCAGTAACAAGCAACCCATTAGTTGTTAATGAAATTATATTATAAATTGTGGCAGGAACTGGAGCATCTATTGTGATGGTTGGTGGGGATGAGTATCCGAATCCGGGGTCTTCAATAACAATTGAAGATATTTGATATGAAATGCTATTTCTAACAGCATATCCAGTTGCAGTTCTTGGTGAAATTGAGCTTCCAGATGGAGCGGATGGAGGTGCAGAAAAATTAACGTCTGGAGTAGAAATATAACTAGATCCAGCATCAGTCAAATTTATTGAAGTCACGCTTCCAACAACGATTGGTGTAAAGTTTGCTCCTGATCCAGTTGGAGAATTAATTGATAGGCCCGGTGCGGTGATCTGACTAGACTCTCCAGCAATCGTAGACGCTGGAATTAATTTAACTAGAGAAATAGTGCCAACTCCAGCCGATGTAAGTTTAATTGGATTTACAAAGTTTGTTGGAGAAGATGCGGCAGCATCTGCTTGTGTCGTATGGATCGAAACCGCTTTTGTATCTACAATGTTAACAAAGTAGTTTTGGTTTGCCAACAGAGGTTGAGGAAGCGTTCCACCAGAAGTGAAGACTTGCACCTGATCACCTTGGGTAAGCAAGTGGTCGATGCTGAATGTCAACTTTGTCTCTGGAACGATTTCCTTGCGGATATCGACGTTGATTGGATTTGTTGACCCAGTAGTGTGAACTTCGTTAACATTTGCTTGTGCGTCAGAAATCGAACTAAAAACTTGCAGGTGCGTTGCGTCCAGTAGATTTCCAAAATAGGTAACTCCAGAACGCAATCCAATAGGCAAAGTTTGCCCAGATGGAAATGTGATTGGATTTGCAGTCGTTATCTCAAT